ACACCCCATTGTGCGTCTCTTTCATCCCATTGTAACCAACCATCTACTGCTTCTGTAAGGCTACCTAAATTAGTTAGGCAATCCTGTGTTGTGTCAATAATACCATTAACACCTAGATAGAATGTTTGTGTAGTTCCATCAGTGGCCACAATAGCATGTGTCTGTGTGCTGAGATAACTTACCTGTTGTAGGCTAGCGGTATTGATATTGTTGGGATCTACTCCACAACCATATACTGTGTTGGTTAGATAATCATAGATAACTTGACCTGCGTCTGGACTACCTTGAATTGTATAACTCAACATGGCATCTGTTAGGCCACTGGTCGTGCTTAGGTTAAGAATCTTGGCATTACATTCGCCTATGCCTGTCACGCCATTGTTAGCATCATAGTCTAATCTTAAAATTGCGAAAACGCAATTGGTCATTTTCTTACTAGAATCCCAAAGTAATTCAGTAGGTATACCAGCATTGCCTATTATACTGCTGTCATATTGGCCGCCTGGACCTAGAATATCAAATGCTGTAAGTGTGCTAGTTGCTGTTGTTTGTGTTTCAGTATTATTGGAGGGAATACTATAACATTGATGTTGAACACCAGTAGAACTAGAACCATTGTTAAAGAACCACATGGCAATATGTCCACCTGGACCTTCTTCAACTACGCCACCAATACGGCTGGCCTTCTTAGGTTTAGTCCATACACCATTAATTTCAGCACCATCTTGTGAACTAGAATTAAACAACAATAATTTGTTGTTATACCATACTTCATCAAAGTGAATATTGCTAGTGCTATTGGTTTCACAGAAGGCCAACACATACCACATGTGTTGTTGGTCAATACTGATAATAGCATCCACAATTATAGGTTTAACATAGGTATTGCCATAGACCACGGGCAGTTTATTATCCGTGTAGGGTGCTAGTTGTATTTCTCCACCTGGATTACCACTACTAGCAGGAGGTTTAGGTGTTAGTAATTGTGCTAACGCATAGGCAGTGGCCAAACGCACAGCCATTGTGACTGCCGCGGCGGCAAAACTACCTGCTTCTAAGTCTAGTGCTCCAACGATCAGTGCGGCTGGCATTATCTACTCCAAGTTTCTTCTAGTTTACTGAATCCAAATCTTTCATAATTTAGATCAGGGCTTGTAACCATTTTGCTAATGGTGTAGTATTTGATCTCTCCACCACGCTTCATAAATTCACATGTGTCTACATAAGCAGTTAATAATCTATAACCTGCTGAAGTATTGCGGCTTTCTGGATTGACCCAATAGGCCAATTCATTCATACACCAAATACTGTTGTCCCAAATGTTGGCGCTTTTGATAGCAATCAACATGCCTGTTAGTTCATTGGCTGGATCTTCACTGACAAACACAATGCCATGTCCATCCTCTAACACTCTTTTTAATATTACTCTAACAGCCTTGTCACTGGCATCATGTAGATCTTTTAATGGACTGTGTTTTTTATATTCTTGAAGCATATTAATAATGTCTTCAAGGTCATCTATTGTTCCTTGTCTTATCATAACGGCAAACCAAAGTTAAATGTTGTTCCACTAATTGCTTGAACACGATCCATGCTTGAATCATACGCAGAGTTTTGTGGAACACCATTAGTATCATAGTTAGGATTAACATTCTGTCCTGTGATAGTATTCCAACTTGCGCCATTAGTGTGACGACCAGCAAATCTATTTTCTAAAACTGTCTTATATGAACTGCACTGTAGAACTAGGGTAAAGGTATCAATTTCCATTTGACGATCTTCAGCAATATGATAACTGGTCACAATGCCTGTGTATCTCAATTGTGGAAGATCTAATAGTTCATATGTAGGGCCATAAAAGCCTCTCCATATTTCAATCTTACTGCCTTTTAATCCTGCGTGATAACTGCCTAGAATAGGATTACCACCTGAATCATAATTTTGTCCAACTTCAAGAATTTGTCCTACCTTAGTTTGATCAATACCAATTAAGGTTATCTGTGTGTCATAAGCGGTGGCTGAAATGTCACGCTGATGACCACTAACACTTAATAGACCACCTAATGGCGTAAATGTTCCTGTAAAGGCATTGCCACTAAATGTTTCTGTTTGATAACTGTTAGAAAAACAATAGGTAGTTCCTGTAGATATCTGTGCATTGTAAACAGTCACACGAACAAACTCGCAATCAATGATGCCAGTGGCTGTTGATAGATAATTTGTTATTGTTGTGCTTAGATTACTCATTAGGCATTACCTGTATATTCATATAACTTAAATTCACTTGACCAATTAATTATAGCGTTAGGTCCACCTGATGTTAATTTATAGGTTGGCATATTCTGACAGAACATTTGAAATTGGCATTGATTGCCAACATTGATCTTTGCTCCTACTACATTGCCTGTGATAAAATTAGGACGATGTGTTGTTAGAGTAATTGAAGTTCCTGTTCCTAATTTAACATCATAGCGATTGGTAAATGGGAATGGGTATCCCTGTATCTGTATAAAATCACCTGCCTTAAACATTATGGCATTTTGTCCACCTGTTACCTGTGCCGCACCTGGCAAGGTAGTTAAGACCAATTGATTACCATTGAAACTTTGAACACTCATATTGTTCAATAGGCTGTAATTAGGGGTAATGCCATCTGCTAGTCTAACATCACCTTGATAGGCAAAGATATAATTTAATCCAGCACTGGCAGTTTTACCAACATAGTTTGAATTGCCTGGAACACTAGATGTTGTTAAACTATTGAAACTGATAATTTCAGGAGTTGTTCTATCCAATAGGTCAATGGCTTCTAATAGTTGTCTATTTTCACTATAGACTAGAGCCGCTGATATTCCAACATTAAACTTCCATGGATTGCGTGTAGGTGTTTCGCTGGTCTTGGCAATTTCATTTCGTGTAAATTGAACACCAACTACCCTACGGCGATCTATTTCTAGTGTTTCAGCGTGATTAATAATTGTTTGTAAACTCATTATCTAGTCCTCATTGGTAGTTCGCGGCGTGCTTGTTCAGTATAGGCAAACATGGTCATACGGTTTTCTTGGAACATCTGTGCCATAGACTTGCTGTCAATAGCATTAATGTTGTAGTTGTGTGTAACATTCTGTCCACCTAACATGCTTTCTGTGTTAGCGGCATTGGTTACTGTTGCTGGGCCTTTGATTAGTTCTGGACCATTTTCACCAACAAGACTGAATTCATTAGGACCAACTGTTCCACCTGATGCCTTGCCACCAATACCAAAGAAACTCATTAGGCCTGTCATTGATCCGCCTGTGCCACCTGTGCTACCAAACATACTAAACAATGAACTTGTTGCGGCCTTGATTTCCATTTTAATGATATCAGTGATAATAGCATTGGTCATGTCTTGGAAACTAAATTTGCCTTTGGTTACCATACTTTCTAAATAATTTTCAATATTGCTAGAGAATGATTTGAAAGCATTGTCTGCTAATTTGGCACCATTGGTAGCATCATCTTGATATTGTTTGATCGCACCATCCCAAGCAGTGGCAAAGTCTCTTGATTGCTCAATGTTTTTTTTCATCTGCTCTTCATTTAATTTTAATTGGTCGCCTAGTTTTTTCTGGGCATCTTTGAATTCATCAGTTCCTGTTACATCATAAGCAGAACCATATTTTCCTTGTAGGGCAACTTTGACATTTTCCAATGCTTGATCATATTGTTTCTTAAGGTTGGCCAATTTCTTTTCATCAGCAGTCATGCCATATTCAGTATATTCAATCTGAAGTGCGCTGAGTTCATCAACCATTTTCTTTTCAGCCTTGAGAATTTCAAGGTTCATTGATTCTGTTACCTTGGCATCTGTTAGGGCTTTGGTCTTGGCCTTGATAGCATCTGCCTGGCTTTCATAAGATGCCAATTCTTGTTTTAGAATAGCAATCTGTCCACCAAAGTTTCCGCCACCTCTAGTGTTGGCCTGTTCTGCTTGTAGTTTGGCAATTTGACCTTGTAATTCTAAACGCTTGCGTTGATAGGCCGCATCAGCATCAAATTCTGCTAGTTTACTAGCACGAACTGCTTCTGTCTGACCTACTAATTGTGTTTCTAAGTCTAGGCGTTTTAAGGCTAGGTCATTGTTTAATTGTAATTGATTAAATTGATTCTTTAGACTTTGTTCAGCACCAGCACCAGGATTAAGATTGCCTTCTGTCATGGCAGGCATGGCTTTATTTTTTAGATTCTTAGCATCAGCATTCTTTTTCTCTGCTTCTGTATTCTTATCTACAGCCTTGGTTGCCTCATCTACCTTATTGGTAACAGCATCTACACCTTCTGCGGCAACATAAGCGGCCGCGGCTCCTACACCTAATTTAACTAGGAAACTGGCAATGGTGCTTAGACCACCTGTAGCCGCCGCTTCAGCAGTGGCCAAGGCATATAGTTCACCAGTTAGGGCAACCACTGCTTCACCAATACCAAATATAACTTTGGCCATACCTAAGGCAGACAATGCGGCAAAGGCTTCTATAACCATTAGGGCCGCTTTATGAGCACCTTTGAATCCACTGGCCTCATCGCCTACCATTTTTGTTAATGGATCAAGTATCTTTAGAACTTCAATTTGAACAGCGGCAAATGCGGCTTTCAAATTCTCCATTGTGGCCTGTGCGTGTTCTGCGGCTTCTGCGGCTTCGCCCATTGTGCCATTATTCTTGTCTAATTCAGCGGCTAGTTTAGCAAGGTCAATGTTAGCCGCTCCGCGACCAAATATTTCCATGGCCTTTTGTGCTCGCTGTGCTGGATCTTCTATAGCGGCTAAACTGTGAACTAGTTTATTAAATGTTTCATCCGCAGAGTGTGTGCGGAAATATTCATTGCTGGCTCCTAGAGTGTTGAAAGCATCACGCAATTTCATATTGCCATCTGCAGCATCTTGTGCGCCTTTCAACATCTTGTTCATAGCAGTAGAAACTTTTTCACTGCTGACACCTACTGCTGATGCTGACTTGTTGATTTCCAACATTGACTGTGTTGTAACACCAAACTTCTCAGCGGCATCAGCGGCACTGGCTCCAGCATTTATAGCACCTAAAATGAACGCTCCAAAGCCCACCCCTGCTAGTGAACTGCTTAGACTGTTTAATTTGCCACCTAGGTCGCTAACATTCTTACCAACTTTATCAAAAGAATCGCCCATCTCCTGGCCTTTCTTTTTAATATTATCAGCACTGGTGTTAACAGCAGAGTCTACCTTTTTTAAGGTGCCTTGAAATTGTGAGTCATCTAAGACTAGTGTTACTGATATATCTGCCATTATCTTTTTCTCGCTAATTGTTGAACAATCTGTG